TAGCCCATGTATTTAACACGCTGTAAATACGGATTAGGCGCCAATATAATAGGTATCTCACACCCAACTAAATATGTTCCTTTTTTACTAAAATATCTACCTCTTTTTTTCTTAAAAAATTTTAAAATGTTAATTCCATCTTCATAAAATTCTCTTATTTCTTCTGGAGTACTAAAATGGACATTTTTATTCTTTTTATAGGATTCAGCATAAGATTTTCTTAAATTTTCTTCAAAATATTCTTCTATATTTATTCTGTCGGCTTCAGCTGCACTTTTATCATACATTATATCTAAATAATGTTGAAGAGTTTCATGGATAGCTGTACCAAAAGTCATATGAATACTTTGTTCACTAACTTTATGCCCTTCTCTATAATTTAATGACCATTTTTTGGGACATTGAGAGTACATTGATAGTTGTGAAAAAGAAATATTCTTTTCAAATGAAAAATCAAGAGGTTGAGGGGGATTATTAATAATCTCCTTAACTATTTTAGGAATTTTTCTAGCCACCCCTTTTCCACTTATTACGTCCTACTAACATACCAATTATTCCGTAATTAGCTACATCTAAGAATGTATCTTCCATGCTTTCTCCTTTAACGTAATTTCTACCATTTACTATAAGATTTTTTAACCTAGATATTTTATCAGTTAACCTAATAGCTAACCCTGTAAGTGAGAAGTTTTTATCTTTTTTATCATTTAATATATCACCTCCTAAAGCAATATTATTTAATCCATAATCCATATGTTTACGAGCAAACATTTCGTACATTTCTTTTTGGATAGTTTTAAATTCTTCAGATAGTTCTGCATATTCTAGCTCAAATTCCTCAACTACTGGATCTGGTAGTGGTCTCATTCCCATATTTTTAGAGTTCATTATATCTCTATCACTCATATCTTCTTTGTACTTTTTAATTGAATCTCCCATTAAATAACCGGATTTTCGGGTTTAAAATATTTATCTAACGTTGATAATCTATCATCAGCATCCACTAATTTATTCAATGCTTCTTCTGCATTTTTATAAAAATCTTCAGTTGAATGATCACCTATTCCTGCTGGGTGTTCTGATAGCAAGTTTAAAGTTAATAATGCTTTAGCTTTATCAGCTTCTGCTGAATTATTTAACATATTAAATAGTTCTAATTTCATTTTAATTTTGATGTTTTAATTAATTTTTTTCTCTCTTTATCTTCTATCCCCATACTTAAAAGAATAGTATTTATTCCTTCTTTACCTAATATTGGAATATAATTAAAAGCTTCATTAGTTCCCACCTCAAAATATCTAGATACAAAATTTGTTAAATCCTTATAATCTATTTTATTTTGATTTTTAATATATTTATTCCATACTTTCTTTTTAGGTATTAATTGTCGGTAAATAGTGTAGATTTCCTTTTTATTTTGGGGATTAATATTTTGTACATAATTAACAATATCTAAATATTTAAAGTTCATACTTAAAAATCTATGAACCATATAAGAATTCCAATTATCCCAAGATTTATCCGAAAATGAATCAGGAGATGTTTTTTGGATGGTTATTTCATTTAACCATCCAAAAACATTTTTAATCTCTTTTTCTACCATTATTCTCCTCCAGCCATGTGATCTTTAAATTCATCTCTTAACTCTAAAGGAATTGTACTTTCTAGTATTTTACCTGAAGTTGGATCCCAAAATACTGGGATTGGCATAACTGCATCTTCTTCAGCTCCTACTACAAATTTTGATACTTTACGTAATAATACTCCTTGTTGCCAAATTTTACCTCCATCAGGTGTATCAATAGCTGATGTATTGTTTAAATCAATATTTGGTCTTTGCTGTGTTGGGTTTGTTCCTTCCATTTTTAATTTATTTGTGATTTCTTTTAAATTCAGTTGATAATTGTTTTACTTTTGTGGCAGCTGATCTACATCTTTGTTTGGCAGCTCCTGTTGTTTTTTCTACTTCTGCTTCAATAAGAACTACTTGTTCTTTGATAGCATCTAAAATTTCAATACTTGTCATTTTTTAATTTTTTTAATTTAATTCTATTAATTTTGATATTAAAGCCATTGCATTAATTTCTTTATCAATTCTAAAATTAGATTGATAACTATATTCATTAATATGGATGGCTACCATTCCTTCATTATCAGGCGCATATTCTGATGCTTGGTCAAATAAAAATCTATATAAAGATTCAAAATCTTGAACATTAGCATCTGCTATTATTTGCCTAATATTTTTATATTTATTAAAACTACTATCTTTAGTCTTTAATACTTTTACTATATCTTTATTATAATTAGATGATACTATTGATGTTGTATCTAAATTTAATTTATTATCAACAGTAGATACCTGAATTGTATTAAGCATTTTTCTAACATCTGGGTAGCTATTATCAATGATAGCTTTTAGATCATTTTCATTAGAGTTAATTTCTTCTCTTTTGATGATTTTATCTAAATGTTTAAGAATATCTAATTTATTTGGAGGTATTACTTTTAATGTTTGACATCGTGATTGTAAGGGATCAATAATACGCTCTATAAAATTACAAGTCATTATAAATCTAGTACTTCTAGAAAATGTTTCAATAACATTTCTTAATGATGCTTGTGCTTGGATTGTTAAAAAATCAGCTTCATCTAAAATTATTACTTTTAGGGGTTTAAAAGACATTGTGCTTGCAAATCCCGTTACTTTAGCTCTAATAGTATCAATTCCTCTTTCATCTGATGCATTAATATATAGATGATCACAATCTAAATTTTTAACTATTAATTTCGCTAATGTTGTCTTACCAGTACCTGCAGGACCATAAAATAATAAATTTTGTATATCATTTTGTCCTAAATACTGTGATATAGTGTTTTTGATATTTTCATTTCCTACATAATTATCTATATTAGTAGGACGATATTTTTCGACTAATAAACTATTTTTCATAACCATAATATAATAACTTTTATTTGTTTCTCCAACCTAAACTCCTTGTTTAAACTCACCATATAATGAATAAGTTTTAGGTGTTTCTTTTATAATTTCAACTTCACTTGTTTGAATTGCGTATAATTTACTACCAATTGGATCTAATCTATATTCACCTGAAAAATTAGTAAGGTGTAAATATGCTTCTAATACATCAGTAATTGATTCATATACTACCTTTTTGGCATCACCAACTAAAGTCCACCTATCTCCAGGTGGTACTCTAGTAGCGATTAATTCATTATATTCTTCTAATTGTGTAGCCATATTAATACATACCAGGCATTACTGCATCTGGTGTTGGATCTTTTTTATCTGGGTGAGGTACTACAACACATTCTGTTAAAAGTATAGTTCCTGCTACAGATGCAGCATTTTCTAATGCGGTTCTTGTTACTTTTGATGGATCTATAATACCATCTTCTTTCATATCAACAACTTTACCTTTCTTAAGATTATATCCTGACCAGCAATCATTTCCAGATTCTACTAATTCATATCTTCCTAACATTTGAGCTTGAACTGAATCCCATCCAGCATTAATTAAAATTTGTTCAAATGGTTTACCACATGCTTTATATACAATACCTGATCCAATACCTTCATCATGATCAATAGATTCACGTGCATATAATAATGCTGTACCCCCACCAGGAACAATACCTTCTTCTAATGCTGCTTTTGTTGCATTTAAAGCATCATCAACTCTATCTTTTGTTTCTTTCATAGCTGTTTCAGTATGACCACCAACATGAATAATTGAAACACCTCCTACCATTTTAGCTAAACGATTTTGAAGTTGTTCTCTTTCAAATGGTGATTTTGCATTATCAGCTTGGGTTTGTAATTCTTCACATCTTTTTTCAATTTCTGTTGTTCCACCTTTACCATCAATAATAGTTGTTTTATCTTTTGAAATAGTAACAGCACGTGCTTCACCAAACCAATCCCAAGAAAATTTATCTAATTTCATTCCCTTGTTCTTATCATAAACTACACCTCCAGTTAAAGCTGCTATATCTTCCATTATTAATTTTCTTCTATCTCCAAAGTCAGGAGCTTTAATAGCAGCTACTTTAATAGTACCTCTACTTTTATTTACAATTAAAGTTGCTAGAGCTTCATTATCAATATCTTCAGCTATAATCAATAAAGATTTTCCTGTTTTTGAAACACCTTCTAAAATTGGCAATAATTCTTTCACTGTTGTAAATCTTGTATCAGCTATTAAAATATAAGGTTCATCTAATGTACAAGTCATAGTATTATTATCAGTAACAAAGAAATGGGATTTATATCCTCTATCAATTTGCATTCCTTCTACTGTTTCTAAGTATGTGTCACCTGATTTAGATTCTTCAATATGAACAACTCCATCTTTACCTACTTTTTCAATAGCCGTAGCAATTAATTTACCCACTTCAGGATCATTATTAGCTGAGATAGTAGC